GCATCAGGGTTATGACAGGTCAGGAACCGCCTACCGAAGAACAAGCGCAGATGATGCAAGCCCAGCAACAGATGGAAATGCAGTCTGTACAGTTAGAAATTGCGAAATTGGAGGCAGAGGTAAGAAAACTTCAATCCGAGGCAGCGGTAAATATTGCCAAGGTACAGGACATGTCGGAGGTCGATCCTCAATTACGTATGCAGGAGATGCAGTCGCAGCTTGAAATGAAGCAGCGCGAGCTTGATCTACGAAGAGAATTGGCTGATTTGACGAACCAAACACGCACAAGTCAGGCAGAAACGAATGCAGCGACACGTATTGCGGCCACCGCTATGCAGACTGCTGCAAAACAACCACAACCACAACAACCACAACAGGTAGATATACCTAACATGAGAACACCTCAATAGGAGATTACGTAATGGCTAAAAAAGATAAAAAAGTAGAAGCAGCAGCGGAAGATGAAGGCATGGTGTTTGAAACAATGCCCGGAGCTGATAAGTTGGCTGAAGACAGTGAAGATTCTTTAGATATGAATTTTGGCCTTGGTGAAGAAGAGGAAGAGGAGACAGTAGAAGTTGAAGAAACTACGGCTGAAGAAGAAGTTGCTGAAGAAACTCAGGAAGAAACAGTTGCTGAAACTGATGAACCACCTGTTGAAGAAGAAGTAAAAGCGGAAGAACCAGAACCACAATCTAAAAAACCAATGGTTCCTAAATCCCGTCTTGATGAAGTGCTTGCAAAACAAAAAGCGCTACAAAAACAGCTTGATGATGCAAAAGCAGCTCAAGCACCGGCAGAAGATGCCCCAGAAGCATACAGTTTTGATGAAAAAGAGATTGAATATCAAAATATGGTGTTGGATGGAAAGACTAATGAGGCGGCAGCGTTAAGAAACGAGATAAGGCAAGCAGAACGCCAGCAGTTAGAGTATGAATTAACCCAGAAAGTTACAAAAACAGTGCATCAAAACCAACAGGCAAATGCACTACAAGCCGCTGCATCTGAGTTGGAAGCTAACTTTTCCGTTTTCGATCAGAATTCAGCCGAGTATAACAAAGAATATACCCAGGAGGTGATCGATCTACGGGACGCTTTTATAGTGCAGGGGTATGATGCGGTAGATGCACTTTCAAAAGCGTCGAATTTTGTAGTTAAAAGCTACGGACTTGACTCTACGGAGGTAGAAACAGGGAGTACATTATCAAAAACTGCGGCACCTAAAGCTAAACCAGTTGATGAAGTTGCTAAGAAGAGATCTGAAGTCAATAAGAAGCTTAAAGCCGCAGAAGCACAACCGCCCGAATTACCAGGCGAGAGCAGTGCATCTCGAGGTGAGAAAGTAATGGATGTTACTAATATGACGGAAGAAGAGTTTGATGCTCTTCCTGCCGGAACGTTAGCTAGACTAAGAGGAGATATAATATAATGCCAGACGGAGCAGGAACATATACTAAGCCAGGACGGCCAAAGAAAAAGCACACAGGACAACCAAAGAAGGAACCACCAAAACTAACGTACGGGAAAAAGAAGAAGAAGAAAAAGAATAAATAGTTATACCCTTGTTTTTTACAAAACTCGTGGTAGTATTTGATAAATCCGTGTGCCTTTACGATAGATAGGCCGTGTCGAACACGTAAATAACGTTATCGTCTACTACAGACGTTAAACCTGTCGAGATCGCGTCTCGTTAATAAGCGCTAAGTCGTCGCTCCGCGATAGAGAGCAACGGTTTAGCCGCACCTAAAGTCGGCTATGGACAGGCTTCGGCCTGATTTTTAATACGCATAGGAGGCCACAATAATGGCTTTAACTAACTTTGCGTCGCTGACTAGTAACCAATTAACAGCGTGGAGTAGAGACTTCTGGCGTGTCGCTCGGAACATGAGTTTCGTGAATCAGTTTGCAGGTAGTGGATCAAATGCAATGGTTCAACGGATCACTGATCTTACAAAATCCGATAAAGGCACAAAAGCAGTAATCACGTTGTTGGCTGATATGACAGGCGACGGTATTACAGGTGATAACACTTTGGAAGGTAATGAAGAAGCTTTAAGAAGCTACGACATTACTATCGAGCTTGACCAGCTGCGTTTTGCAAATAGAATCGCGGGTCGTCTTGCCGATCAGAAGAGTGTTGTTAATTTCCGTGAGAATTCCAGAGATGCATTAGCATATGCAATGGCTGACCGTATGGACCAGCTTGCATTCCTAACCCTCTCAGGAGTTGCTTACACTAATAAAACCAGTGGTGCACTTCGTCCCACTAATGTCTCTGCCGGACACGATTTGGTAGATCTTGAGTTTGCGTCAGATGTAGCAGCGCCAACTTCAAATAGACATAGACGCTGGGATGCATCTACTAACTTGACAGCTGCCGACGTTACAGCCGTTGCTGCTGCAGATACAATTGCTTACAAAGCAATCGTTGAACTCAAGGCATATGCTAAGGATAACTATATCCGAGGTATTAGAGGTGCTGGTAATCAAGAGATGTACCACATGTTTGTAACACCACAGCAAATGGCTGATCTTAAGCTTGACTCAGATTTCCTTGCTAACGTAAGGAACGCTGGTGTAAGAGGACCAAGTAACCAATTGTTCTCTGGCACTTCAAGCTTGATGGTTGATGGCGTAATGGTTCACGAATTCCGTCATGTTTTCAACACAGCTAATGCAACAAGTGGAACTAGCTCTAATGCTGGTGCTGCTGGCTACAAGTGGGGTGCTAACGCTGATGTAAATGGCGCTCGTGCTCTGTTCTGTGGTGCTCAGGCCCTTGCTATGGCAGATATCGGTATGCCGGAAGTTGTTGAAGACACTTTCGACTACGAGAACCAATCTGGTATCTCTATTAGTAAGATCTTCGGCTTACGTAAGCCTAAATTCAATTCAGATTACAACGGGTCTACTGAAGACTTCGGCGTAATTTGCCTTGACACAGCTTACTAAGGGGGGCTTAAAAGATGGCTACATTTACTTCTGGGGCTATTGATGGAAATAGCTCGTTTAAGAACTTCCCTCAAGGTAACGTAGGTTGTCGTACTGCTGAATACACTGTTACAGCTGCTTTGGCAGGTAGTGACATTATTCAGATGTGCGATGTGTTTGCAGGTGAAACTGTAGTTGGCGTTATGCTGACTACTACTGATCTCGATACCAATGGCTCTCCAGCTATTGTTCTCGATGTTGGTTATGGTGGCGACGCAAACGGCTTGATCGATGGTTCGACTATCGGACAGGCTGGTGGTACAGCTAGTTCATTTGCAATCGGTAATGCAACGCATGGCTCTACAGCCACTGCGCCTATTACCTTTACCTCTGACGACACAATAGATGTCACCGTGGCAACAGCTCCAGGTACTGGCGCTACTTCTGGCACGGTAACAATGTATCTATTTGTTATCTAACCAAATCGCCCCCTTTTCGAAGGGGGCCGTTTTTAGGATGAATATATTATTATGAAGATACTAAGTGATAAAGATTTACGAGTAGCGACTACTTGGGGTGTTGTTGTTTTATTTCCAGCTGGGGTTGAAAGAGAAATCTCTGATGAGATTGGGTTACTTGCTATACAGATGGGCGCAAAAGAAGTCGGAAAAACACCTAAGCAAGACATTAAAGTTGAGTTAGAAGATAGTATAGATTCTGATCCTTTGTTTGAAGTTATGGCTAATTTAATTAAGGAAGGTGATCCAGATAATTTTAAAGTCGATGGTACACCTAAAGCAGCTGTTGTTAATAAACTAGCAGGGCGTACTGTTAAAACAGATGAACGTGAAAAGGTATGGCAAGAAGCCTTGAACGCAGGGTAAATAAATGGCAGTTACTGTAGCGAGTATTTTATCTAGGGTAGATGCAACCTTACAAGATACGTCTAATATTCGGTGGCCAGATACTGAGTTGATCCTATGGGTTAATGATGCTCAACGGGAAATAACTTATATAAAACCGGATGCTACAGCAACCGTTGCAACTGTTACGTTGGTTGCTGGTACAAAACAAAGTATCCCTAGCGCTGGCAATCGGCTTCTTGATATTACTAGAAACATGTCAGCTGCAAGTAGTGGTACAGGTGGAAGGGCTATAAGGTTAGTAACACGTGACTCATTAGATGCACAAAGCCCTAGTTGGCATGACCCTACAGTTACAGGATCTGCAAAGCATACTAATGTTGTAAAACATTATACATATGAAGATTCTAACCCTCGTACTTTTTATGTGTATCCAGGGGTAAGTGGTAATGCTTATGTTGAACTCACTTATTCTGCTAATCCAGCTACAGTAGCTACTTCTGATAATATTGGAGTGCCTGATATTTACTCTACTGCAATTATGAATTATGTATTGTATATGGCATATATGAAAGAAGCAGAGTTTGCTGAGAACTCGCAGAGGGCCGGAGCACATTACCAGTTATTTACTTCTATGCTTGCCGGTAAGGGGCAACTTGATGCAGCAACTAGCCCTAATTTGGATATACGAAAAACTCCTACTGCTGTAGCAACAGGATAAATTTATGGCTAATACGACTTATGAAAGTTTATTACCAGAGCTTATTCCTATGGTTCCAGGGTGTCCTGACTTGCTAATTGAAAATTCAGTAAGG